CTGAGCGACTGAGAACACAAGAGTTACATTAACTTTAATTCCTTTATCGGAAAGTGTCTTACAAACTTTAAGTCCTTCTACTGTGCAAGGAACTTTAATTGTAACAGCAGGTGCGATTGTAAAATAATGTTGTGCCTGCGAAAGCATTTCTTCTGCTGTATCGGCAACAACCTCTGCAGAAATGCTTTGTAAATCTGGAAAATCTGATGCAATCTCTTGAATAACCTCCAAAAGTTGTCTTCCGCTTTTTAAAATAAGTGATGGATTTGTAGTGACTCCATCCAATAAACCCGTTTCATATGCTGATTTAATAAAAGAAACATCAGCAGTATCTAAAAAAATCTTCATTTGTCCTCTCCCAATTTATGGATAAGCGTGTCCCAGTCCCCAAAAAATAAATAATCCAATTGATCCAAATACACAAATACTAGCCAACAAAGTTAAACTATTCATATTTAACCACCTCCATCTTTATGTCCGTACATATAACCTATGGTAAGACCACACATAAACACAACGAAAATTAAAAGTTGTTTTGTGACGAACTCAATAAGTTCTTGGAATTCCATAGTTATCATCGTCCTCATATGTGCAAGGTTCTTCAAACAACTCAGACATTTTTTGTTGCAGAACTCTTTCTTGTAGTTCTTTTAGATCTTCCTCTGTAAGAAATATCATTTGTCTTTGAGTAGTTCTTCAATTCTTTTACGCATGTTTGTACTATCTTGTTTCAAATAATCACGAAGAGAATAACCACGTTGTCCTCTTATAATACATGTCCCTTGATAGAACATTGTAGTAGCAAATACTAATAGAAAAACTATACCTATTATTTCAGGGTAATGTTTAGCCATGGTAACACTGGTGGAATAACTCCAATAAGTCTTAGAAGTCCCTCAGCAAATAAAGAAAGAACCACCCAACCAACACACATACTAATAATTGAAGCATTACGGTTGTGTCTACGAATTGCGGCATCAATCATCTCCTGGACTTCACTACGACTTATTAATTCGTCCTGAGGTTCCATCACTTTTCATCTCCAAGAAACTTAGCTAGAGGATCTTTTTTGGTTTTTACGATTTCACATGCTCTTTTGTAGAACATATTATCCATGTTACCTGAGACCTCAAAGGTCTCTTTGATCTTCACCCAATTTTCGTAGGTATGTTGATCCATAAGGTATTAACTTGTACATAAGTATATAATAATCATGGAAGCCCAAAGGGCAACTTTATGTGTTCATTGCGACACACTGATTAAGCAATAATTAAATTTGTAACTTTTCTAAACGGAAAGGAGAGGATTCGAACCTCCGGATGCTTTCACATCGACTGTTTTCAAGACAGTTGCCTTAAACCACTCGGCCACCTTTCCATACGGAGAATGTTGGATTCGAACCAACGGAGAAGCGTAAACTCCTCAAGAACTTAGCAGGTTCCCGCCTTAAACCACTCGGCCAATTCTCCTATCGGATTTCAAAATCCAGTTTACGAACCTTACGAGCTCGTCTGGACTCTTGGAAAGCAAGTTCAGATGGACTGAACAGGCTATCCTTTTTATTTTCCTTTAGTGAGTTTAACATAACTACCTGATTTAGGTCAACAGCAGTGATGGTGTCTCCCTTTACCAGTGTCATATTATCACATCCACAACATACTGATTTTGTTGGATGCGACTCCAACTCGGTGTTACACACCTTACATCTTACTTTTAACATTGATCAATACCTTAAATTATTCTTCAGTTGTAATTTCTTCTTCAGTTTCTTCTTCAGTTTCTTCCGTAGTTTCTAATTCTTCTTGAACTTTCTTACTTGGTTTATCGGTAAATGATCTCAACATCCAGATAAACTTACCATGTTCTTCATTCAGATCATCAACTAGATTTGTAGTTCCTCTTGATTTTTGTGTTTCAGATTCTTCTGCAACTTGTCTTAGAAGTTCTACAATTTTTTGGTGACTGGAAATAAGATCACGAATCATTCCCATACTATCTAGAGAACTATCTGCTTCTGAAATATGAGATACTTCAGTAATTCTTGATAGAGTTGGCACTGGTTTGATATTTAGATACCTCATGTGTTCGGTGAGACGATCTATCTGATCAAACATTGCTTCATAATGTTTTCCAAATAACTTATGGAACTGATAAAAATCGTCACCAACTACATTCCAGTGGTATACCCATGTCTTTTGAAAGAGAACAAAAAGACTAGCCTGAGCATCACTCAGTAGTTTAAAAAGTGTTTCCATTATACAGATACTTTTTTCAAGTATTTATAAGTTCAATTGAACTTTAGCCATTTTAATATATTCGTTTCGAATTTCCTCACCATAAGATTGATTAGAATCCTTTCTTCCTTTACAACTACCAACCCCACAGAAACCACAATTTTTTCCAGTAATCAAGTAATTATAAATTATATTTTTATAAGTTTCAACCGGAGTTGTTGAATATAAATGACTAACATCTACATTATTATATTGAAGAATAGAAAGAGTATTAAGAATAAAACTCATTCTATTATAGTGCATTAAAGAATTTGATTCACAAAATTCAAAGTATGCATTTTGATCATTTTGATAAAGACTATGCAACAAAGCATAAACTGTTCCAATCTTATGAGAAATATCTGAGGACTTAAAGATATCAGCTACGTCAGTTATTTTAGATTCTGAGTTAATATCTGTAAGACAATTTTTATCCCAAGGAAAGTTCCAATCATTTTGAATCATATAGTCCAAAAGAAGCCTAAGTTTTTTTGGATCAGGACTCGTTAAGTAATTATTTCTACCTTCTGGATAATCAACCTTCAAATAATATTGTTGATTTTGTTCATCAATAATTTGATATTCAAAAACTTCAATTGCACTGAATTCAAATCCACTCTCATCATATAAATTTTCAAATATGTTGAGTTCCTTTATACCACAAGCACCAATCCAATCGGTAAAATGAGTTTGATATTTTTCTTGAAATATTCCAGTCTTTCCTGCGAAGACTTTTTTCGAAACTAAATTACCAATGTAGAAAACATCACATACATCAATAAAATCATATTCATCCGACATATCATCCGGATGAATATGATGAAACTGATATGGAATTCCTATACCTTTGTAGTAAAATTTGTCTCCTTTGTATACTCTACCATCAACATATTCAATAGAGTCTTCAAGATTGATAGATTTAACTACATCACCAAGTTTATCATAAACATTAATATCCATTCTTTGTATCTTAATAATGGGCGATACTGGAATCGAACCAGTGACTTACCACTTGTAAGGAGGCCACTCTACCGCTGAGTTAATCGCCCAAGAGCGGAATACCGGATTCGAACCGGTGACATCCAACTTGGAAGGATGGCGTTCTACCACTGAACTAATTCCGCATGAGACAATTATAAACTATATAGTTTCAATTGTCAAGTATCGATGAAGGGACTTGAACCCCCACGTCTAAAGACACTGGAACCTAAACCCAGCGCGTCTACCAATTCCGCCACATCGACTTGTTCCTCTGTCTAGGAATCGAACCCAGTTTCCATGTGTGTTGTCCACCTGTCCTTACCAATAGACTACCAGAGGTTGTGGTAGGCGTTGAGGACTTTACCTATGTCCCCACTCTTGACATTCACTCAGACACAGAATACTAGGACTGAGGAGCGGTTTTGGCACCTACGAACGGGGGTGATCAAGTCCCCGACCTAAATTTTAGACTTTAGGATTTAGAGGAAGAACTGAATATTTCCAGTCCTTCCAACTCCCCCGGCAAGATTCGAACTTGCGACAAATCGGTTAACAGCCGACGACTCTACCGCTGAGCTACAAGGGAATGATGGATTAAGAGTGATACGCCTCAAGAACGAACAGTGTCTTAACCTCTATCTCTTTATATAGTAACAAACTCTGAAGAGTTTGTCAAGCGTCCTTTGAGAGATTCGAACTCCCGACACATAGGTTCGTAGCCTACTGCTCTTTTCCACTGAGCTAAAAGGACAGGCGAAGGGTGAGGGATTCGAACCCCCATCGCAAGGTTTTGGAGACCTGCATCTTACCATTAGACCAACCCAACTGGCTGAGAAACTAGGACTCGAACCTAGATAAACTCCTTCAAAGGGAGGTGTCCTACCATTAGACGATTTCTCAATAGGAGTTCAGGGTGGGATTCGAACCCACGATGATAGAAGTTTTGCAGACTTCTGCATTCGACCACTCTGCCACCTGAACTAAGAGCCCAATGTCAGATTTGAACTGACGACCTATTGTTTACTAGACAATTGCTCTAGACCACTGAGCTAATCGGGCGGGGTGTCGTATGAGAATTGAACTCATCTCCTCTGTTTCACAAACAGATGCCTTGACCACTAGGCTAACGACACAAGGCAGTGGGTAGAATTGAACTACCGACATAGAGGGTATGAATCTCTTGTTCTACCACTGAACTACACTGCCATAAAGGGGATAGTCATTCCCCTACCTTTATTCTCCTTGTTGGAATACTTGTCTCTAAAGATTGACTAGATCCTAAGACTTTTTTCCTCAGATGGACTAAGGCTCACCAGAGTGGAACCGACAAGATTTGAACTTGTGACCGCTCGGTTATCAGCCGAGTGCTCTACCACTGAGCTACGATTCCAATATGGGTTGCTGTCTCTTCCCTTTACCTTTCCTCAATTCGCATCCCCAAGAGACGGGGCAGAGGTAATTCCGAGTTTTCACCCTACCGTATCCTAGAAATACAGGAGTGTTTCTCATATCGGGCAGCAACCCAAGTCGAAAGGGGTGGAATTGAACCACCGACACCAGGATCTTCAATCCCGTGCTCTACCATCTGAGCTACCTCCCGTGGTCGGAATGACAGGATTCGAACCTGCGACATCTCGCTCCCAAAGCGAGTGCTCTACCAAACTGAGCTACATTCCGTTGGTATTCCTAACGGGATTCGAACCCGTGCTGCCACCTTGAAAGGGTGGTGACCTAACCGCTAGTCGATAGGAACTTGTTTTGAAGGCAGGTGCGGTATCTCCATTTCTGGTTCCCATGCTCCTTTTGCTTTCCTTACCTTCAACGACCCATACGGGATTCGAACCCGTGATTTCCACCGTGACAGGGTGGCGTGATAGACCGCTACACTAATGGGTCAAGGTGGGAGGAACAGGATTTGAACCTGTGAAGGCAGAGCCGTCTGATTTACAGTCAGATTCCTTTAACCACTCGGAAATCCTCCCAGAACAGTTTATATTTAATGACCGAACTGCGGCGGTCAATGGGTATGGTCGGGTTCGAACCGACGACTTACAGGTTAAAAGCCCGCTACTCTACCAACTGAGTTACATACCCATGGAATTAAATTTTCAAGGTGCTGGTGGTCTCTCAACCACCCTTTAAGAATACCACCGTTTGATCTTTGGGAGAAGGTTGGTGGACACTTAGGAAACTGTCACAGGCAATAAAAAAGGGGAGAAAACTTTTGGTTTCTCTCCCCTGTCTTTTGCTTTTATGAATTAAACATCTTACATATGTCTATCCATATCAGCAAAAGACAGGG